ACCGTTCATCACATTTCTTAATTCTATTCGGAATAGATGCAGTAGTTTAGTAGAAAATTAAACGATATGAAACAACTAATTAACACAGCGCATCAACTTTACAAGGAGTTAGAGTTATGGCAAGGAATGATGAGTAACGCTTACGAACTGTTATTAATTGTAAGAGAGGGTAAGCAGTTCTGCTCAGATGACGTATTAAGCGTATCAAAGCAATACTACGAATGTAGACTTAATACACTTCGTGTACAAGAATCAATCGACAAAGTAATTAATGAAATTAAAGCGTTATGAACCTAAACAAATGGCTAAACAAGTCGACCAAGCCAACGACTAAAGAGAATAGTTATACACCACCTAAATACGTGTGTGTAAGTAGTTCAGTAGATGAAGGTCAAGGAATGACTTTTAACGAGAAAGCAAATCATATATTTAAACAAATAAAGAAAGGATGATAAAGTTAGAAAAAGGAGATTACGTTAAGGAATTAACAGAGCAACAGTTTAATGAGTTGCAAGATATTGAAAGGTCTAATTTTAGATTTTCATTTCCTGATGCCGATGTTGATTCATTTGAATTATTTAAAAACGGCTTGTGTTATTTTGAGAATATACTTGACCATTCATGGCGTAGGCAATGCACCAACCTACTATCATTCGATGAGTTTAAAGAACGTGCAATTAATACATTCAAGAAATGCTAATAGGCGACAGAAAGTACTCACAGTTCTACAAGCAATGGGGAACGGTACAACGGATTAAGGATATGTCAGAAGATTACCCAGTAGTGATTAGCTTCGATAATGGTAGCGTAGATTACTATACACTAGATGGTAAGATGTTTATAGAGTTTGATGTAAAAGATTTGGAAGATGAGGAAGACATTTAAACAGTTAACAGATGCTGAGAAACTACAAATATCAGTTCAGTTCCATCTGCAAACACTTGAACGTATGTCGTATAAGTTCAATGTAAGCAAGTCAACGATTCAACAAGTAGTAACGAACTTCTTCAAAGATAAGCGGATTGATGTAACAGGGCTTACAGTTACTCAGATAATGGATAAATACAAAGTTACTATGGGTAAAGCAATTACACTACAAATGAAGTTTGATAAGCCATTAGGCGGCTCGGTTTACTTCGGTCAAGTCAAAGAAGCTATCTACTCGAATGAAGATGAGATGATGATACCAAGTTACTCAGTTAAAGACCTAACAGGATGGGAGGCTGATTTACTAGATTTTATTGCAGGAAAAATTCAAGACCTTGAAGAAAGTATTACGGTTGAAAATTGAGTTTATACGCTGTTATAGGTCTGCGAAGTTGCCTATAACGTTATCGGGCTTGGCGAAGTGGCTGAACCGAATGTTTGATAGAATTACTGAACTTAAAATTAAAAACAAATGATTGATAGAATTACCGAACAGCCATTTTGCCAAACCCGTGTTATACGCTGGGCGGTTTAGTAACGAAAATTTTAATTAACAATAAATAATACATCATGAAAAAGAAGATTTACAACTGGCTATTTAGAATAGCAAAAAAAGTTATCGCAATAAACATTGTGAAACACGGGACACAATTAACACCACAATACTTAATTGAGCGTGGGTGGGTAGAAGAAAACGGCTACTACATTGAACCTAATATTAAAGACAGAGATAGAATTTCAATATCATTTGAAAGCCATTACTACCGTGTGTGGCATAGTGATAAAAGAACTTTTTTTGCCTTGGAAAGCACTGTTGAATGGTTTGAGTTGTATTATTTATTAGCTCATGGGGACAACGGACGTTATGAGTTAGCAGGAATTTAGCCTTGCGTATAACGATAAGCGTATAGACGCAGTTTTCAACTTAAAAGAAACATTATGATTTACTTATTATCTTTTATTGGAGTACAAATCTTGGTAGGTCTTGAATTTTTACTGAACCCAAGAATAGAATATAATTTTAAATATTCTTTTTTAACAGCAAGCGTATTATTTGCAATATTATTTATTTTTTCAAAACTATTAACAATTTAAATTATGAGAACAGAAAAGCAATTACAAGAAAAGATTACAGAACTAATGCAAGTTCTTGAACTAGTTGAACACGTTTTAGCAAATGGAGATATAATTACTCCTAGTTCACACGTTATTAGATTATCTGTACGGCTTGCATTAGGAATGGAATCAATGCTTGAATTACCAACATCAACAACTAATAATAAGCAAGATAGTATTCCAAAATTAATTTCAATTGATGGAGATTTAACCAATAAACAGTTGATTGAAGTTGTATCTACAATTAATAATGTTGCTGAAAGATTAGATTTGAAATTGAAAATAAAATCTGAAACAATTATACGCTCATTGCCTGAGTTATTTATTCCCGAAGAGGAACGTGTTTGCAATTGCGGACAATGTAAATCATCTCCCGAATGAAAAGAATATTTAAAATTATACTCAAAATAATCTATTATCCTATCGGATGGGAGGCTGCGATGTTATGACAAACGAACAGAAACTTTTAGCATCTCAATTACTTCCAGTACTTGCTGACTTCTTAGAAGATGTACCAATGACACAACTAGCGAAGATGAAACGGAATAGACTTGTAACAGAGATACGTTCATTTGATGCGTTCCTTATGGTAGGTGCTGACCTTGAAGCAATGAATCAACAGATAGCGTTACAACAAGCGTTTAGACAATGGTTAACCACTCATCTACTCCACTAACCGTTCATCACAATTACTAGAATAAAGTAAACTAATTGATTAACTTTGAATAAAATTAATGACTATGAAAACACAAGATGTATCGTACCGTAAAGCGTACAAATCAGACCACTTAGGAGTGGTTGACTTAGAAGAAATGATTGAGAATAAGCAATCATTAGTAGTAACAATCAAAGAAGTTTGGTTTGAGGAAGGTTGCGTTGTTGCAGGTAACAAAGGTAATCATAACATTGCTTACTTTGTAGAAGCTATTAAACCATTAGTACTTAATGCAACCAACGCTCAAACGATTAGACGATTGTGTGGTGGTGGTGCAAATCTAAACACATGGAAGATGCCAGTGCAAGTTGAACTATTTATTGATGCAACAGTTAAGATGAAGGGACAAGTAGTTGGTGGTGTTAGAGTTAGAAAGGCTTTAAACGTAGCACCCCAATTAGACGCTACAGCAGCTTTAAATGTATTAAATGGAGCAACTACACTAGATGATTTAAAAGAGCGTTACATGAGCTTATCTAAAGCCGAGCAAGGTTTGACAGTTGTAGTAGCAAAAAAGGATGAAATGAAAACTAAATTAAATTAAGATGATTACAAGAAAAGATATTATACAAGGCACTCCTGAATGGATGGCTGTTCGATGGGCAAAAGTTGGCGGTACACGATCAAAAGGTTTATTCACTAAAGGTGATACACTATACCTTGAGATGTTAGCTGAATATACTGAGCAATATGTACACGAAGAAAGTTATCAATCAGCTGCGATGGAGCGAGGTAATGAGTTAGAACCTGAGGCAATATTTGAAATGATGCAGTACACTGGTGTTCAAGTACAATCAGTAGGCTGGCTTCAATCAGTTGAGTGTCCTATCTTAGGCATATCACCTGATGCGATTACTGAAGATGAAACGATATGTTTCGAGGTTAAGTGTCCATCAGCTAAGAAGCACGTTGAAAACTGTCTGAGTTTGGATATACCATTAGACTATGTACATCAATGTGTACACTATTTTACAGTTAATCCTAAGCTATCTACTTTGTACTTTGGATCGTATAGACCTGAGGCTCTAAAACCTTTAAAAGTTTGGTCGATTAATAGAGAAAGTTTGATTAACTTAGGTACTTTTGCAAAGCCAGTATTAAAGCCAGTATTAAAGTCAGTACAAGAATGGAGTGAGATTGCGTTAAAAGAAGCGCATGAGTTAAATATACAAATGAATAAAGGAGTTGAATTATTAAGTTTTTAAATTAACGGAGATATGATTAAAGGTAAAGTAGATTTCATTGGGCCAACGGTCCAAGTATCAGATAAATTCTCAAAGCGAGAATTAGTAGTTGTAACATCGGACCAATATCCACAACATATTCTAATCGAGTTTAACCAAGATAAATGCGATTTGTTAAACAATATTCAGTTAGGAATGGAAGTTGATGTTGAATATAATTTACGTGGCCGGTCCTGGACAAATCCGCAAGGTGAAACAAAGTATTTTAATACCATTCAAGGTTGGAAAATTTCAACTCCAACAGCACCAAAAACTGATTTTTGAAATGAAAATATAAAATTTTTAATCAAAATATTCAATTTAGAAGCACCTTAACGGGTGCTTTTTTTGTGTAAAGTGTAAAGTGTAAAAATTGATTTACAGTATTGTTATTGATTATAAAATATTTTTCCAATAAAAAAAAACGACTTACTGTCAAATTTTACACCTAAAACGTATGAAAGCCTTATAAACATTGAGAAGTTACTGTAAAATTTGGTGTAAAATTTAGTGTAAAGTCTTTACACCTCTTTACACCTCTTTACATTAGTTAGGATTCCAATAGTAGGATATATTTGTACTTGTTATATTAAGAGTATTTATTATATTTGGACTTCAGAAGTGTGGGAACTTCAAAAAATTTTAATTGAAAAGTCAGTTGATAATGGTTATCCCACACACCATTTGATACTGGCTTTTCGCATTTAACAATATTATGAATGAAATAATTTATGGTTACACTTTTGGTTTTGAATCAAGTGGTATTTGGGAAGGTTCAAAGTTTAAAATCCATGTAGGACAAACTTTTGATTATTGGGGTTATACCTGGATAGTTGAAGGATGCTATTTAAATGAAGATGGAACGGAGTCTAACGAATTTTATTGTAAGCAAGTATGATGACAAAAACTTACGCTAAGAAGTTATCTACTCTTGGATTCTCTATTATTCCATGTCATGAAACAAAGCGACCTATTGGAAATGATTGGCAAAATTTACCAGCTCGAACACCTGAAGAATTAGAGCAAATGAATCCACCAATGTGGGGATGTCGAACAGGTTGGAATGATGTCGAATGTATTGATGTAGATTTAAAGGTTTTATCTTCATTACCTGAGCGTAATGATTGGTGGAATGAATACTTTAATTTCCTTTGTGATAACATTGCGGACTTTACTGATAAAGTTGTTATTGCTAAAACTATTAAAGGTGGATTCCACATTCTTTACAAGACAACAGTAAAGAAAGGTAATACAAAGATAGCTTCATTAGAGGGTATGAAGTCTGCTATTATTGAAACTAGAGGTGTAGGTGGTCAATTTATAATGTACAACAACTTCTTAACTGATAAAGGTTATCATGATATTGATTACATTACAGATGAAGAAAGGGAAATAATTTGGGCTATATCTAAAACGTATAATTACATTGATCCAAAAACTGCTGAAGTACCTAGAAAGTCTGAATACATATCTACAAATGATACTGAGGTTTCACCATGGGATGATTACAATAATAAACATACTGCATTTGATGTTGTAGAAGATGAATTTAAAGTTGTTAAGATTACTTCAAAGGCTTATGTAATTAAACGCCATGGTGCAGAAAGTCCACATTCAGGTTATATCTTTAAGGATAGTGGTTGTATGTATCTATTTTCAACAGGTACACAATATCCAAATGAAAAACTACTTTCACCATTTAGCCTTTATGCTTATCGTTATCATCATGGTGATTTTACAAATGCTGCTAGTGAATTATACAAGCAAGGTTACGGGACTAGAAAGATTCCACAAATGCCACCTATTAAATTGGTAGAACCTATTGAGAAAGATGAGCAAATAGCAAGAGTTAGATTCCCTATTGAAGTATTCCCAATAGAGATTCAAGATTATATTACCCAATCATCAACTACTTTAGGGATGTCAGTTGACTACATGGGATGTTCTTTTCTTTGGATGCTTAGTGTTATAATTGGAAATTCAATGGTTATCGAAGTTAAACCAGGATGGATTGAAACTGCTACACTTTGGATTGCAGTAGTTGGTAAACCTGGGATAGGTAAGACACCAAGTATTAATCAAATGATATTCCCACTAAAAGAGATTAATGTACGTGAACAAAAGAACTTTCAACGTAACTATGCTAAGTGGGTAGAGTATGAGAAACTAGATAAAAAAGAACGTGAATACTCAGAGATAATTGAGAAACCAATATCTAAACAGTTTCTTGTAGGTGACATTACTTTGGAGGCATTAGTAGATTTACATGAAGTTAATCCTAATTCAGTAGGTGTATTTAAAGACGAACTTGCAGGATGGTTTAAGGATATGAATAAGTATAGACAAGGTTCTGATTTAGAATTTTGGTTATCTTGTTGGAGTGGTCAAAGTATATCATTGAATCGTAAGACAGCTAAAAGTGCATTTGTAGATAAGCCTTTTATTCCTGTGTTAGGTGGTATTCAACCGAGTGTGTTTGAAGAATTTTCAACAGGTGTAAATAAAGAGAATGGATTTGTTGATAGGATTCTAATTAGTTATCCTGAATTAAGAGTAAACAAGTACAACAACAACTCAATAGATTATCAGATAATTGAATGGTATAGATCATTTGTTAACAGATTTAAAGATACTATTGAAAATCTATTCTTGAATATAAATGAGAATGGGGAATTGATACCTACAAAAGTAATATTCAATAATACTTCAAACAATGAGTGGATTCGTATTCATGACAAATTAACTGATAATCAAAATTCAGATGATGAAAATGAATACATGAAATCAATGATACCAAAACAGAAAAGTTACATTCCCAGGTTTGCATTGGTAGTTAATTCTCTTTGGTCATTCTTTGATGAAGAGTATCTACCAAAAGAAATACACAAAGAAAGTATTTTAAGGGCTGAATTATTATCGAATTATTTTATTAATATGTCTAAATTAGTAAAGCAAGACGCTAAAGAAAAAACTGATTTGCGTAAGGTTTCACAAAATGGTAACACCCCATTTGAGAAGTTTAAAGCGATGTACTATGCAGACAAGGAAATAAATAGAACTACTGCAAGTGAACTACTAGAAGTGAGTAGACAAACTATTATTAATTGGATTAAAAAACTAGAAGAATGAAAACACTAGGTAACGCTAAAGAAGTATCTCAAGGTTTGGGAATGCTATCTATTAAGGAAACAAAGAAGGAAATAAAACAAAGAGTAAGGCAAATATTAGACAGCTTAGAACATGATGAGCCTGTTCGATATCAAAGCGACATTGATTTTTTATTAAAGTTCTTTTCAAATCACCCGAAATGGAATGAAAAAATAAAAGGTGGATTCCATTACTTTTATAAATTCAAGAATGAATGGGGATATAGTTTTTTTGTAATGAGAAATGACCACACATCTGAAGCTATAAGTATGAATTATGGCACAACAATTAATAAAAAAGCAGATGTAAATAGTGCATTAAGAAACGCTATTGAGCATCAAATAAAAATAGTTAGGGATAAGATTAATTACGGAGTTGATAGATGTGAGTTAAGTGGTTGTTTACTTACAAAAGATAATTCACATATTGATCATTACGACCTGGAATTTAAAGATGTGGTAAAGACCTGGATGCAAAAGAATAATTACACATATGATTTTTTATTTGATAATATTGAAAAATTAGGGGTTAAATTTTACATTACGAATGATGATATAAATAATTCATTTAATGTTTACCACATGGAAAATACTAACTTAAGACCAATACTAGCAACTATTAATTTAAGACGATGACCAAACAAAACAAAGCCCGCCTATTAGAACACCACTACAAACAGATGGCGGTCAAGTATCCTAACTTCCCTCCTCACGCTATACCTAGCAAGACATGGAGCGACAATAGTGCAAACGGATTAACTAAGTGTGTGATAGATCTAATCAACTATGAAGGTTATCAAGCTGAAAGGATTAGCACACAAGGAACGTATGTTGAGGGTGTAAAGATTAAAGTAGGTGAGAATGAACGCCAACTTAAAGGTAAGTACATTCCAACACAAGGAACGAAAGGAAGTGCTGATATAAGCGCAACGATTAGAGGTAGGTCGGTTAAGATTGAGATTAAGCAAAAGGACAGACAGAGCGAGGTACAGAAACAATACCAAGAAGCAATTGAACGAGCTGGAGGTATTTACATCATAGTTCGCAACTTCGATGAGTTCGTGGAATGGTTTGATAGATTTACCACCCATCACGAATAACAACCGCTTATCACAATTTTGAATAAGGTATAGAGCAAAGGAGTATATTTGAAGAAAACTAAAGGATATGAAATTAATAGGATTCACAGGATTAGAACACTCATTCACTATCTGCTTAGACGATAGAGATATTGAGGTGTATGATATCGACTATACGATTACAGAAGATGAGATTATAATTAACTCAATCGAATGTGATGAAATAATACAACTCCGTTCGTTAGCTGATATTATGTTTAGCTACGTTGATTGGTCAGCAGTTGAACAAGAGAAACTTGACAACTACAATCAGATGCGAGAGGATGAAATGATGGAGAATTAATAACTAAATAAATAAATAATAAAGATGAAAGTATTTAAAATTACCATAGCTTGGATTAAACCAAGTATAAAGTATTTTGTCACCGTAGTAAGGTTGAAGACTAGATGTTATCGGATTCCAATTTATTTTGTGTGTCATATCTCTACTGATTTTTAAGTATTTCTTTTTGACGACTTTCTATAAATTGGAAATCCTTTAGGTAAATTGAATCCTAAGCCAATATGAAAGGCAAAATAAATCCAACAAATTCCAATTCCAATAATTCTACTATTTTGAACTTTTGTGTTAGTTCCAAATAAATACGGAGTTAATGCAATATCTTCTTGATTATCTCTCGTGTCTTGGTATGTAAATAAAATTCTCATATTACTGATTTTTATAGTTTTGAACTATGGCTTTAACATCCATCCAAAAACCCAACTTAAACGGTGTTGATTTTAATATTTCACCAATAGTTACTAAGCTGTGTTGCTTTGCTTTTTCTTCCCAATTATCAAAATCATTACTATATATATCTGCGTGGTAATTATATATTTCTACTGTTTTAATGAATGGTGTTTTTGCTATTCAAATATAGATAGTGATGAAGCACACGTAACCCTCCCCCAACTAGAAGAAATACTTAAAAATCAGTAGAGATG